ATTGCATATTGCCAATAATATTGATTGTAGTAAAATTGTTGATCTGTATTTAAGTTTGTAATATAAACTGGATTAGTAGATTCACTAGCATCAAATATTATATTCCACTGAGATCCGTCCCATTCCACTATGTCGTGTGTATCAGCAATAAAGTCTCTGCTACTTGTGCTCTTCCAAGCATCGGCACCGTCTTCATTTATATATAAAACATATCTTACTTCATCACCGGGTCTAGGAGCGTCTGATAATCTAATTACCAACGATCCGTCAATTGTTTCTTGTGTAGCAGCATCTGTAACTCTAGTATTTTCTACAAATACATCAAAATCATAAACTACATCTGCATCTACTTCGGTTTCTATTCTTGTTGTGCTACCTGTAACTGTATAAATTCTTTCAATTGCACCACCAATGGGTTGTAATAATAAAAGCCTTATACCGTCTGCTTTTACAACATTTGGATTAAAATCACGTGGATTTATAATATAATCAATTGTACCTCTACTTGTTACACCAGTTATTACAGTATCACTTGGTTTTGTGTCAATGTCATAATTTAAAACTAATTCCTGTGAGTTATTTCCATTTATTTGAAATGTTGCTACAATAGGTGTAAGCAGTTCGCCTCTTTTTAATCTTATCTGACTTATACCTGGTTGATACTTAGCAGGGGCTTCTGCTTCTATTACATTGTACCAATTTATTTCTCCAATACGTGCAGCATTTTTTCCTAGTTTAACAATATCACCTTCAACAATAATATCAAAATTCCTATAACTTGCAGTGTTTACATTTGCAACATTTAAGTTACCATCTGGAGAAGTTTTAATTATGGTTGCACGAGTGTCATCAGGGGTAAGTTTTTTATAATTAATTTGTCCGTTGTCGTCGACTACTGCACCTGGAGGAGTAGAAGGTTGTTGTGTTATTACAGTACCATCTGGCATTACAACTGTTCCTGTTGCTGCTTTTGTTGTATCTCCTGTGTCAGGATTAAATCCTTCTAATTCTATAGTACCAGCATCAAAGTTTAGAACGCTGTTGATTATTTCTGTAATTACACCAAGTTTCTTAACTTTTGTTGGTGGTGAAATATACACAGGAGCTATAAAGCTTAATGTTGCGATATCTATTTCAGATTCTGTTCCAGTAGGAATACTTCTACTACTAAAGTTAATATTTTCTAATTGCAAAACACTTAAACTTGTCCAGTCAACATAATTATCATTAGTTTGAAATTCTAAGTCAGGATTAAATAACATAAAAATTTGTTCTAGTATTTGTAATTTTTGTTCAGTATTCGTACTCCAAATATCAACATTTACACTTAATGTATATGGAGTAGGATGTAATCTTTCAACAGTATAACCTTTTCCTTGTTGATTTTTGTATTCTTGCGCAGAAGTATCAAAATCTCTTTCTTTTACATTTATTTTACTAACAAAACTACTATCACTTAATCTAGCTCTATCCATTTGCATACTAGTAATGTATACACTCATTCTAGGAGCACTTGGTAATTTATTTTCGCTGTTTTCTCTAATTATATTTGAAACTTGACGTGTCAAATCTCCATATGTTACAGGTACTACACGCAAATCTCCGTCGCCGTCTTTATAACTAAAATTACTAAAAGCTCTAATAATTTGTGTAAGATATCTACGTATCTGTCCGTCATAAAAATATTGCATTAATTGTCCGCCTTAGGTTTTAGTGCCTTACTTAAACTTTGTCTTTCGATAACTTCTTCTCCAGCAATGTTATTTACAGCAGTGTTGTTAATAAATGTTCCTTTTAGAGTATTACGTTCTATATTAGGTGTAAGTGTAGTGCGTACTTTGTCTTCTACCTTGCGCCAGCTATTTCCATCATATCGAAACAAACGATTAGGAATAAAATCCGTTCTTAAAAAATAATCACCTAATGCTGAATTACTAGGAAATCCTACACCACTTCCTAGTGGAGCACCATTTGGCGGTAGCCCGTCGCCTACTAAGTAACCAGGATATCCCGATCTTGGAGGATTTTCTACAAGTTGACTAACATCAACTTCTTGATCTACTAGGAACTCCTCATCTGCTGTAACCAAATTAACTTCGCCATTTGCTAATACGCTAATAGTATAAAAATGGCTGGTATCATATCCTGATGCTGGAGTATTCTCTTCTGCTTGAGCAATTACAGCATTATTGATTTGCATTTCTTTTTCATATGTTGACATCAACTCACGTAGCGTTGTATTAGGATTCTCTTCATCGCCTGCTGGTAAATCAAGTATATCTTTGTATTCTTGACTATCATAAATTTGTTTTAACTTTAATCTATACAGGTGAGGATACCAAGTTTGACTGAATCCTTCAGCTGCACGATTTACATCTTCTACAACATAGAATCTTTTTAACGATACACTTAAATCATTTAACGCATATTCATCATTTAAATGCGGTAATTCAATAACATCTCCGCTTATAATTTTTCTGCCTAAAGTTTTAACACTACTATTTAAATGTATTGTTAAGAACAATGTATCGTTTTGTAAAAACAAACCAAATTGACTTAAATCAAAATCTTGATCTTGTACATTGTAATGTCCACGCAGTGTGTAAATATCTTCGTCGTATTTTCTATCTCTATTTTCTAAGAAAAGTAAATCTTGTATGTTTGTTACATCTTGTTCAGCGTATTGCGGCTGTTCTTTTGTAATATTGTCACCTGTAGGATTTTTTGTTCCAATGTATTTGTGAATAAAAAGATCTGTACCGCCTACAGTAAATTGTTCATAGATAATTTTATCTAGGAAATCGTAATCGTGACTTTTTTCTGGTCTGTATAAACTTAAACGTGGCATAGTTATATTTATGCGATAAATATATATGGAGAACTTCAATGGCAGATAGCAATTTAGTAACACAAAAACAACAAGTATTTGATTATGTAAACGCATTTTTAGGCGGAGGTATGGTCGATGTTGAACTTGATCCGATGCATTATGAAGCTGCATTGTTAAAATCATTAACAAAGTATAGGCAACGTAGTGAAAATGCTGTAGAAGAAAGTTATATCACTGTAAAACTAGCACAAGATCAAAATACTTATACCCTTCCTCAAGAAGTTATAGAAGTAAGAAAAATATATAGGCGTAGTGTTGGCAGCAGATTAGGCGGAAGTGCTGACGGCGGAAGTTTATTTGAACCATTTAACTTAGCCTATACAAATACATATTTGTTAGCAGGTTCCGGAATTGGAGGCCTTGCTACATATGATTTGTTTGCTCAACAACAAGAACTAGTAGGAAGAATGTTTGGTAGCTTTATGGAGTTTAAATGGAATCCTGCTACCTCTGTGCTAACTATTTTACAAAGACCAAGAGCTGACGAAGAAGTTTTACTTTTTGCATACAATTATCGTCCTGATATGCAACTATTGAAAGATTACAAAGCAATACAATGGTTGAAAGATTATACATTAGCAAGTTGTAAACATATGCTTGGTGAAGCAAGAAGTAAATTTTCAACTATTGCCGGTCCAGGCGGGGGCACCACTCTTAATGGAGATAGTCTAAAAGCAGAAGCGCAGGCCGAAATGGAAAAACTTGAAATGGATCTTTCAATGGCTGTTGCTGGTGGCACAGGTTATGGCTTTCTAATTGGATGACATAAAAAAAGTTGTTGCAGGTGGATGTAGTTTTACAGCTGGAGCAGAATTAGCTGATCATAGTCCTATTTGGCCTTTTTCAGGATGTATAAGATTTAAAGGTGAATCTACTTGGGCACATTGGGTGCAAAGAAAATTATATACAAATGCAGTAGTTGATAATGTAGCTATGCCAGGAAGTGATTTTGGTAGTTGTGTTAGAAGAGTAGTATTCCACATAGACAATTTATTAAAATCATACCAACCACAAGAAATTGTTGTTGTAGTAATGTGGACTAGTTTTTTGCGTAGAGAATATCTTCGTATTTTACCAAAAGATAAAATTCCATTTTTTGAAGATGACGAAGATAAATTTTGGTGTTCTTTACCCTCGGATGCAGAAGGTTATCTTAACTGGAAATCTGAAACAGTAAAACAACGTAAAGATTTAATAAATGACGAACATCTCAAAAGAACAGTGCTAGATTTTTATAGGAAACGTGCTGATAATACAAACATAATATATTATCCTTTACAACAAATAGAATACTTGATGAGTTATTTAAATTTACAAGGTGTAAAATTTTACTTTACAAGTGCTTTTGACGATTTCAACAGGTATGTAAATTACGAAAGAGAATCTAATATTTTTATAGATAGTATGGTAAAACGTTTGAATCTAGATAACATAATACACACAGAGGACAATTTAGGCTTTAATGATTGGTCAGTAAAAAGGGGATATAAATGTGGTCCGCGATCTCATCCACTAGAGGCAGCACATAAACATTGGGCAGATAGATTTTGTACGTTTATTGAGCATCAAAGGTCGTTGTCGTGAACGTATAATTGAATTAAAGCATAATGTAAAATTTTCATTAAGTCTTTTCTGGCATCGTCTTTTGTGCCTTTTTTACCATATCTATTTGCATACTTGTCAACATTGCCCATACAAAATCCTGTGCCGTGTCCTCTATCAATTATAACCTCAGTTGACTGAAACTTATTTGTACTATAATGTCCGTTATACGTTTTATCAATGTACTTCGAGAATTCTTCAATATATTTGTTTTCGTCAAATTTGTAGTTTATATCCATAAGCAATCCTTTTCTTTTTATAATAGTGTATTTTTTAAAAAAAGTCAACAGAAAAATGCGTGTATTACTTGTTATAAACCTTAGAATTTCACCAAATCAGCTAAATAATAGTAATAAAGAAATTGACCCATAGGAGAATTAAAATGGCTTTAACATCACCAGGTGTACAGGTTAGCGTAATTGACGAGAGTTTCTATACTCCAGCTGAACCAGGCACAACACCTATTATCTTTGTAGCAACTGCTCAAGACAAATTAAATGGAGCAGGAACCGGTATTGCCCCAGGTACAACAAAAGCAAATGCTGGTAAAGTGTATTTGATGACATCTCAAAGAGATTTGGTAGAAACGTTTGGGGATCCATCGTTTTACACTGATTCAAATAATAATCCAATACACGGTGGCGAACAAAACGAATACGGTTTACAAGCTGCTTACTCGTATTTAGGTGTAAGTAACAGAGCATATATCGTAAGAGGTGATGTTGACTTATCAAATATATCAGCAAGTGCAACTCCAACTACTGCAAATCCAGCAGATGGAACTTGGTGGTTGGATACACAAACATCGTTGTTTGGTATTCAAGAATGGAATTCATCAGCAATTACAACTACAGGTGGACAAACGTTTGGAAATAAAACACCTATTGTAATTACAGATGTTACGCAGCTAGTAGGCGGAAGCGCAACAGGCGCACCAAAAGGGTCAGTTGGTGTAGTTGGTGATTATGCGGTTAGAGCTACAAGCACAACATT